TCGAGCCCTTCTTCGGTGGACTTGCGCGTGTAGATGGCGCAGATCAGGCGACGTTCTGCCGTCATGCGCTGCTCCTTGCCGAGCCCAGCCCAAAGAAGGCCCACCCATTGCGGTTGGTGCCGGTAATTGCGCGCGCGATGCTTGACAGAGATTTGTACCGCCGGCCCTGGTAGTCGAAGTGGTCGACGCCCACCACGACCTCGCAAGGCGTGCCTTGCCATTCACGGATCAGCCGTGTCCCGGCAATGGGGCGGTTGTCCAGCCGGCGGCGCCGGACCTCCTGTTTTCCGCCATCGAGCTGCTCGCCCAGCAGCTCGAGGCGCTTGGCACTTTCTCGCTTCAGACCTCCGTAGGCTAACTCTTGGATGCGGTACGCCAGGCGGGTTTCAAGGAAGCGGCGGTTGAACGGGGGCGCGTCTTGGTGGAAGAGGTCCCGCCACATCTGCTTGAGTTCGGCAGTACTGGCAGTTTTGAGGGCGGCCACGCGGGCTACAACGGGTTCAGTCACTGGGGTTCTCCTTGGTGGTCAGGACACCCCGTACTAACGCTCTGTTCGGTCAGGTTATCAAGTCCATCCTGGCGGTCGCGCATGCGGATGACGGCCATGGCCAGGATGACGCCCACGATGGCCGCAGGGGACCGCTCTGAGGGCTTCTTTTGTCTGGGGCGAGGGAGGGGTGCTGGCATGAAGGTTCATACCGGCGTACACCGTGTTCTTTCTCAGACCTGCGGCGGTGACTTAACATTGACCTACTGATGGTGAGACACCATCCGAAAAGGAATTCAAAAGAATTAGAAAAAGGACGAGAAAATCATGCGCATGTACAGCCAATTTGAACATCTTGACCCTTTGAAGGGTCAATTGCCGTGGGCACCTTTTCACGAAGCGCAGAATGTTTTGGGCCGTGCTCGTTCAATTCTCAGACTGGCAAATCGGACTGGCGCCGAAATCCAAGCCATAGCAACCGATGCAGCTTACTTAATCGAGCGTTACTTTGAGCACGAAAAAGAGCGCAAGCTCGATGAAATCCGGGACGATCAGAAATACGGATTGCTTGAAACTGACGAAGATGGAAACTTCATCGACTTCAAGTCTGAGGCTTACGATGAGTACGACATCCACACAGCGGATAACACACCGGATCTGGATGCCCTGACTGAAGCCCTCGACTGGGGTTTTGATCCAGCGGCTTTAGAGGACGTCAAAGATGTCAAGGACTACGAGTATTACGCGGTCTATGCAATTTGTTTCTTGGCAGACTACGCCAGAACCCTAGAGTTCAAGCTTCAGTTAAACCCAATCGGGTGGGTCAAAAGAGAGAAGAGAACATACGAACCCAGTGAGGTTGCTCAGCTCGGGAAAAAACTTTTCGAGGCGATCGAGGCTGTTTGTTTTGCCGAACGACTTCGTGCAGTCGACAGGGTTGAACAGAAATATCAGGCAAAGATCGAAAAGCTTCAGGCTGGGGCCGCCGTGAGAATCACGGCTGAAGACTACGAGAGAATGCGTGACGAGATTAAACGGGATCTACAGGCTGAGGACCATGCGCAAAGACGCGAGCGATCTGAAGCCAATAACAATATTCGTCACCAAGAAAATCGAAATATCAAGCAGTCGGTACTAGATGACTTTGCTCAGAACTCTCGTCGGTTCGATAGTGCTGAAAAAGCCGCAGATCACTATGTCGACGAACTCCAGAGTCGAGGCATTGAGCGAAGCCATCGGACTGTGGCGGACTGGATCCGGGAATATGCTCGTAACAACGGCATTCGCTTTCGGTGAAATCGACATACGGTCTCCGTAGGAGGCCGTACGACGTCCAGATTTTCGTAGACCGTACGACCTCCGCTGGGTCCTGTGCGGCGTCCTTTTGAGCCCGTGCGGTGACCGGCGGACCCTTGTTTCAATTGTTCATACCTGACCCGATGATCACTCCATGCAATCTAAAACGGAGTCGAAATCGTGGATCAATCTGGAAATCACCGTACCGGGCCGGTAAACCCGAAAAACAGAGCACAGCAAAACTGCGGCACCCTTAACTCAACGAAAACGGTATCAGCAAACGATCCGTTTTATTGTGCAGCAGTGGGGGCGGCCAAGACCCGTACCTACAGGGCGGCTGTTACCGCCGGGCTGAGCCCGACCGAGCGGGAGGACCTGTACCAGGAGATTCTGCTCGACATCTACGAGCGCAAGGGCCAGTTCGACCCATCCCGCGGAGCATCGGGTACGTTCACTGGACTGGTCTCGACACACCGGACAGCCGACTTCCTCAACGCCCGCAAGGCGGACAAGCAAAAACTGGTTTTTGCTGAGCCAGAGCACGTTGACACTCTGGAAGTCGTCGCGATTGATCGGGCGATTCATGGCTATTTTCCCTCCCAGTCATCCGCCAACGATGAGGATGGGGGGCAAATTGATTCAGATCACCCGCAGGATCTGCTCTCCGACTGGGACGGCGACGATGATCTGTTTTCGAACTCGAGCACCCAGCACGACCTGCTCACTGCGCTGGCCTACATGAGCGACGAACAGCGCAGCCTGTTCGACCTGCTTGCTGCCTACCAAGATGTTCCCAGCGCCGCCAAGGCCTCTGGGATGTCTTCTGCCACCTTCTACCGCCGTGTTGACGACCTGCGCATGCACCTGCGCATGTTCGGCATACGGCCGGCCGCCTGACCGACCGCGGGGTGGCTGAGAAAACCAGCCCCCTCGCTCGGTAAGAACCTTCAAGAACTGCAAACGCCGCGCCCCTCTGGGCGGTGGTGGTAGGCCAACTCACGCCTGGAGATTTGATGTTGAACGCAAAAACCATTGTTGAAACCACGCGCAGCCATCTCGGTCTGGGCGTTAACGCTGGCGTGGCTACCCCTCCGGTGTACGTGCCGCCCGAAAAACTCACCGAAGCCGGTCTGTGCGACTGGATGGCAAACGCCCTGGTCGGCCAGTCCATCCAGTACCACGAGGGCTTTCTGCTGCTGGACCGCTCGGACTCGGGCAGTGGCCTGTTGTCGAAGGACCGAAACCGCCTCCATGCTCTGGCCAGACGCGCTTGGATCGCCTGCGAGTTGGGGCTGGTCCACCTGTTCAGTCTGAAGGTGGCCGACGGCCATTACCGCTACATCGCCGTGCGATCGGCCAACACCCTCACGGCCCCCGAAATTCGTACCCGCCTGCGCCAGTTTGGTACGCAATCCCCCGTGCCCGCCACAGGCACCCATTGAGAAAGAGAGTCCCCATGATCCCTGAACCCGATGCCCTCGACGAGGTGGGCAACTTTGTGATGGTAGAGCTTGAAAACCTGCCACTGGCGGACCTCGATCGCCTGATCCAGCGCGTGTCTGACGCTGAGGAGACCGCCCGCCACTACAAGCAGTTCCTGCAAGGCCTGCTGCACCGCCGCTTCGGTGAGCGGGCGCACCAGTTGCGCCAGGACGCTGGTAAGTCCACCGGTACGGTTCGGTTCGCTGAAGACGGGTTCACCGTTGTGGCGGACTTGCCAAAGCGGACGGAATACGACCAACGCAAGCTCAAGGAAGCCGTCGAGGCCCTGCGCAAGTGGGGCGAAAACCCCGAGGACTACGTGAGCCTCGAGGTCAAGGTCGCCGAGGCCAAGTACACAGCCTGGCCGCCAGCAGTGCGCCAACTTTTTGAACCCGCTCGCACCCTCAAAGCCGGCAAGCCCACTTACAAGCTCGAGCGCATCGTGGACGGTGTCGTGCCCGAGGCAGCGAACGACAGCCAGTTTGGGGAGAACGACTGATGGCCATCACCCTTGCGCAACTCAACCGTGCCGGCGCGCCCAAGCCCCCGCGCATCCTGATTCACGGTGTGGCCGGCGTCGGCAAGACCACCTTCGCGGGTCAGGCCAATAAGCCCGTGTTTATCCAGACCGAAGACGGTTTGGGCACGCTGTCGGCCGCGAACTTCCCGCTGTCAAAGACCTTCGACGAAGTGATGGAGGCGCTGGCAGCGCTCTACACCGAGCAGCACGATTTCGCCACGGTCGTGATCGACAGCGTGGACTGGCTTGAACCGCTGGTTTGGGCCAAAGCCTGCCGCGACAACGGCTGGAATTCGATCGAGGACGCCGGGTACGGCAAGGGCTACGTAGCAGCCCTGAACCTCTGGCGCCAGTACATCGACGGCCTCAACGCCTTGCGCGACGACCGGGGCATGACTGTGGTGCAGATTGCGCATACCGACATCAAGCGTTTCGATTCGCCCGAGCACGACCCCTACGACCGTTACGTGATCAAGCTACACGCCCGCGCTGCGGCATTGCTGCAAGAGCACTCGGATGTCGTGCTGTTTGCCAACTACCGGATTTCCACCGTCAAGGCGGACGTCGGCTTCAACAAGAAGGTCAGTCGTGCCGTGGGCTCCGGCGAGCGTGTGATTCACACGGTCGAACGCCCAGCCTTCCTGGCCAAGAACCGCTACGACCTGCCCGACACGCTTCCCCTTGAGTGGTCTGCCTTTGCGCAGGCCATGCCTGAAACCTTGCATTCCACCCTGACCCCATCCACCACCCGCACCTGAAAAAGGAGAAATCACCATGGCTTCATTCGGACAAACCTTCGATGCATCCTCTGTCGCGCCCAGCACCAGTTACGACGTACTGCCCCCGGGCAAGTACCTCGGCCAGATCGTCGCCAGCGAAATGCGCCCTACCAAAGACGGCACCGGCCAGTACCTGTATCTGGAAGTCGACATCCTTGAGGGTCAGTACGCCGGTCGCAAACTTTTCGACCGACTCAATTTGGTCAATGCCAATCCAGACACGGTAGAGATCGCCAAGCGCACGCTGTCGTCGATCTGCCGCGCCGTGGGCAAAATGCAGGTGAGTAACTCAGAGCAGTTGCATCTGATCCCGATCACCCTTGATGTGCGGGTGCGCCCGCCCAAGGGACTGTACGGTGAGTCCAACTCCATCCGCTATCTGCCGCGAGGCGGTGCCAGTGGAGCGGTCGCACAGCCCACACAGCCATTTACGCCTCCCTCAGCCCCTGTTGCTGCGCGCCCCATCACGGCCGCCCCGACCGCCACCCCCGCGGCCAACGGGCTGCCCTGGAAGCGCCAGGCGTAAGGAGGACCCGGGCATGCATGAGCACGCTCCAGCGGCCACGCCGATCCGACTGCCCGGCACCTTGCAGGGCTGCCGCGAGAGGTTGGCCGTGCTTCAAGATGAGATCGCGTCCATACGGATCCAGATCGCAACGACCGACATACGTCGCCAGACAGAAAAGAAGTCGCTCGATGCCACCTGGTTTCACCGTGCCAAGACGGCGCTGCGCCTGAAACAGCAGGAGTTGGCGCAGCTGACCGCTCACATGGCCAAGCTCAACTCCGCTGAGCCTGGGGGCCACCGAGAGCGGTTCAAGGATGCGCTGATTGAGGTGCTGCGTGCCGACTGCGACGATGAGCGCTGGCAGTCAGCGGTGACCCGAGCCCGGGAGCTTCACGCCAAGCAGGGGGTGCAACATGGCTGAATTGCCCAGCATCACCAGCCTCACCCGAGAGGCGATCTTCGCTGCCTACGAAGCCGACGCGGGAGACGGGTTTCGTGCACACCTCGGCGCATCCCTGATCGGCAAGGAATGTGAGCGCGCCCTCTGGTTTGATTTCCGCTGGGTCACCCGTGCCCGGCATCCTGGCCGCCTTTTGCGCCTGTTTGAGACCGGCCAACTGGAAGAAGCTCGGCTGGTTCAGAACCTGCGTCGCACCGGAGCGACGGTTCTGGAAGTTGATCCGGACACGGGTCGCCAGTTTCGGGTTCAAGCGCATGGTGGCCACTTTGGGGGCTCGCTCGATGGCGTGGCCATCAACCTGCTGGAGGCGCCCAAGACCTGGCACGTGCTGGAGTTCAAGACGCACTCGGTCAAAAGCTTCAACGACCTGATGGCCAAGAAGGTGCGCGAGAGCAAGCCGCTGCACTTTGCCCAGATGCAGGTCTACATGAACCTCATGGGCTTGACCCGTGCGATGTACCTGGCGGTCTGCAAGGACACCGACGACGTTTACGTCGAGCGGGTCGAGGCAGATCCGGCTTTTGCGCAGGGCCTATTGGCCAAGGCTGAGCGAATCATCTTCGCTGCCAACCCACCACCGCGCATCAGCACCGATCCTGCCTGGTACCAGTGCCGCATGTGTGACCACGCACCGGTCTGCCACGCGGGTGCAGCAGAGGCTGCAGCCCCCGAGATCAATTGTCGAACCTGCCTGCATGCGACCCCAGTCGACGGTGGGTGGCACTGCGCACGCCAGGACCGTCCTTTGACCGAGGCCGACCAGCGCGCTGCCTGCGCCATGCACCTCTTCATTCCATCGCTGGTACCGGGCCAGCAGGTCGACGCAGGCGAGGACTGGGTCGAGTACGAGTTCGCCAGTGGGAATCGCTGGCGCGACACCGGAAGAACCAAGTATGCGAACACCTTTTAAGGAGCACCAGCATGAGTCTGACCCTTCGCCCCTACCAAAGCGGTGCCATTCAAGGCATCTACAACTACTTCCATGAGGACACCGGCAACCCGCTGGTGGTCATCCCGACCGCTGGCGGCAAGTCGCTGGTCATGGCCACCTTCGTAGAGGGCGTGCTCAAGGCTTATCCGGACCAGCGCATCCTGATCGTGACCCATGTGCGGGAGTTGATCGAGCAGAACTACACCGAGCTCAAGAAGCTCTGGCCACAGGCCCCTGCGGGCATCTATTCGGCCGGTCTCAAGCAGCGCGATATCCATGCCCGGATTCTTTTTGCCGGGATTCAGTCTATCCACAAGCGGGTCTATGACGTCCAACAGTGTGACCTGGTGCTCATTGACGAGGCGCACCTGATTCCGCGGTCGAGCAACACCATGTACCGGCGCTTCCTGTCTGACCTGGCCCGGCTCAACCCCCAGATGAAGGTGATTGGCCTGACAGCTACACCGTACCGGTTGGACTCAGGCCTTCTGCATGAAGGCGATGACGCCATCTTCACGGACATTGCCTATGAGGTGTCGGTGCGCGAGTTGATCGACCAGGGCTACCTCTCCCCGCTGATCTCCAAGCGGATGGCTACCCAGATTGACCTGACCGGCGTGGGCACCCGTGGTGGCGAGTTCATTGCCAAGGACCTGGAGGCAGCGGTCGACAAGGACTCAATCACCCAGGCCGCCGTTGACGAAATCTTCTCCTACGGTAAGGACCGCAAAAGCTGGCTCATCTTCTGTGCCGGTGTGGACCATGCCTACCATGTGCGCGATGCGATTCGTGCGCGTGGCGTGAGCTGCGAGACCATCGTCGGCGACACACCCGGTGCGCAGCGCGAGTCCATCATCAATGCCTTCAAGGCTGGCAGGATTCAATGCCTGACCAACGCCAATGTGCTCACCACCGGGTTCAACGCCCCAGGCGTGGACCTGCTCGCCATGCTGCGCCCCACAAAGTCGGCGGGGCTGTATGTCCAGATCGTGGGTCGCGGCTGCCGGCTGGCGCCTGGTAAGACCGATTGCCTGGTCTTGGACTTTGCAGGCAACATCGCCCGCCACGGCCCGATTGATGCCGTCAAGCCCAAGCGACCCAAGGGCGGTGAGGACGGCGTTGCGCCCACCAAGGCCTGCCCCGAGTGCGACAGCATCGTGCACGCCTCGGTGCGCACCTGTCCCGATTGCGGGCATGTATTCCCGCCGCCCGAACTCAAGATCGAAGCCAAGGCCAGCAACCTGGACATTCTGACCTCCGGCAAGTCCGAGTGGGTGCCTGTCACCCGGGTTTCCTACGCCCGACATGACAAGCCGGGCAAGCCGCCATCACTGCGCGTGGACTACTGGAGCGGGCTCACGCACCACAGCGAATGGATCTGCATCGAGCACCAGGGCTATCCGCGCCAGAAGGCGGCCTCCTGGTGGGCCAACCGCGCCCAAGGCTTGCCGTTGCCCCGCTGGGTGGATGAGGCGATCGCCTGCGCAGCCAAGCTGCGCTGCCCCTCCGAGATCGCCGTGCGCCCGAGCGGTCGCTACACCGAGGTCGTCGGAGCCCGGTTTCCATGATGTGCGTGATCTGCCGCAGGGATGCCCGCGGCTATGGATTCGCACCTCGCTACATCCGTGTGGACGCGCCAGACAGCAAACAGTGCTCTCGGCGCTGCCAGAACATCACTGCAAGGTTGAAGGGAATGATCGATCCAAACAAACACGAAGCCAATGCGCTGGCAGCCGCCGGCATGAGCGCGGGCGCCTATGTCGAGGAGATCGGCAAGACCGACCTGGCAAGCTGGACCGAGCAGGAGTGGGCGACGCTCATCGATGTGGCTGTCACCGCATTTCAAGACTTTCTGCGCCAGGCCTATGCCGATGACCCACCGTTTTAAGGAGCGCCATGACAAACAAGAATTACATGGCGCAATTAGGCGCCACCCTGGTCGATCGCGGCTTTCCGATCCTGCCGATTCAACCCAACACCAAGAAGCCGGGTCTTTACAAGCTTGGCGCTTGGCACGAGTACCCCAAGTGGAGCCGACATTGCGAGCGTGACACCACCGACAACGAGGTCGACATCTGGGGCAACTGGCCCGAAGCCGGCATCGGCATTGCCGCGGGGCGGGTGATCGGCATTGACATCGACATACTCGATTCGCCCACCATTGCGCTTGAGATCGAGGCGCTGGCCAAGCGGATGCTGGGCGACACACCTGCGGTTCGCATTGGTAATGCGCCCAAGCGCCTGCTGGTCTACCGAGCCGTGCAGCCGTTTTCCGGATTCAAGTACCCGCCCATTGAGGTGCTGGGGGTCGGCCAGCAGTTCATCGCCTATGGCATCCACCCTGACACCGGCAAGCCCTATGACTGGCCAGTGAGCACCTTGGCTGACCTGAGTCCTGATGACTTACCCGGCATCACGGAGGCCCAGGCCCGGGAGTTCGCCAAGGAGGCGTACCGTTTGATCCCGGCTGAGTTGCGTCCCAAGACCCTGGGCGTTGGCTTGCGTGCCCCGATGGAGTGCGCCAACCTTCCTGAGCAGCGTGGCACCTATGAAGCTGTTGAAGATGCCCTCAGGCACATCGTCAATGCCGATCTGGATTACGACAGTTGGGTCCGCATCGGGATGGCCACCAAGGGAGCGCTCGGCGATGAGGGTTGGCCCTTGTTTGAGGCATGGTCCGAAAGCTCCCAGAAGAACGACCCCAAGACGACGGCGCGCAGTTGGCGCAGCTTCGCCCCCCAGCGCATAGGCGCCGGCACGATCTACAAGCTGGCGCTGGACAACGGGTGGGAGCCTGACGCCGAGATGCAGTTGAACGGCGAAATCGTCATGAACGGGCACCACCCGGCGCGTGAGTTTCTGCAGGCGCTGCAAGCCGCTGACCCAATTTCCATTGAGCCACATGAAGTCTCACTGCCACCACCCAAGCCCATGCCCGTCGGCTGGGACCAGGTGGGGGGTGTGATTGCAGACATGATGGCCTTGATGGCTGCCACAGCCAAACGCCCCCAGCCAGTCCTCGCACTCGGTGCGAGCTTGTGTGCGGTCGGGGCACTGATGGGGCGCAAGTACCGGACCGAGAGCAATATCCGTTCAAACCTTTATGTGGTTGGTATCGCCGAAAGCGGGGCCGGCAAAAACCACAGTCGTGTGGTGATCAACGAGTTGTTCCGCAAGGCCAACCTGCTGCAGTACCTGGGTGGCAACAAGATCGCATCGGGCTCAGGCCTGTTGACAGCCATCCAGCGCCAGCCTGCGATCCTGTTCCAGCTTGATGAGTTCGGAATGTTTCTCTCGGCAGCAGCCGACCGCAAGCGTTCGCCGCGCTATGTGTGCGAGATCTTGGACCTGATGACTGAGCTTTACACCACCTCAGGCACCACCTATTTCGGGGTCGAGTACGCCAGCACCCAACACAACAACGCCCACCGGGCTATTCACCAGCCATGCGCCTGCATCTATGGCACCACGACGCCCTTGCACTTTTGGCAGGCGCTACAGGCGTCCAACGTGGCAGACGGATCGCTTGCCCGCTTTCTGATCATGGAAAGCGAGGACGACTTCCCGGACAGCAACGAGGCGTTTGGCGTCATCGACCCGCCCCAAGACCTGATTGACCGGCTGATCCTTATCCACCAGGGAGGGGGGAAGCTCAATGGCAATCTCACGGATGTGGGTGCCATCGATGAGGTACTGGTGGATCCCCGCGTGGTCCCGATGACTCCGCAAGCCAGAGCCACCTTCCGGCAGCTTGACCAGGAGTTGGTCGAGCGCCTTCGTACATCGCGAGGTACCGGGTACTCGTCCATCCTTGCCCGGATCGAGGAAAACGCCACCAAGTTGGCGCTCATTCGCGCGGTTTCGCGTGACCCAGTGGACCCCCAGATCGAGGATCACGATGCCGAGTGGGGGATCATGCTATCGCGCCACTGTGCCGAGCTCACGATCCGTGAAGCATCTGCGCGGGTGTCCGAGAACCAGGTCGAGTCCCACCACAAGCGGGCCATGCAGATCTTGCGGGATGCGGGCATGGCTGGGATGTCCAAGAGCGATTTCACTCGGCGCACCCAGTTCATGGATCACCGCCAGCGTGACGGGGTGTTGCGCACCCTAGCCGAGGCTGGGCTGATCGAGATGATGGCCTTACAAAGCAAGGGTCGCCCGGCCCAGTGGATCAAGGTCCTATGAAGGGTGGGTGGCGCCCGGATGGGCTTACTTCAGTAATTTCATCTTTCAAACCCCCCACTAGAGATACACATATAAAAAGTGGGGGCCTAGAGCCTCGCGCGCGCGAAGCCCCCCAGACAGAGACAGAGAGAAGGAGAACTAGATTGAAATAAATAAATATTGAAATATCTCTCTACTACTCCAAGGCCCATGCACTTGGCGTTGAAAGATGAAAGATTGAAGCTGGCCCTGGCTACTGCCAGGTGAGCCGCTTTGACTTCCCCGAAGCCGTAACAGAAACGGACATGAGGGAGCCGCACCTGCCCTGACCCGGCGATGCCTGAGCTCCTCCAGGTCGCTTGAACAAGTTGGCACGAGCGCTTGTTCGCACCCTTGGAGGACTTCCCGATGTATCGCCCACAAGATTCACAACCCAACGCCGCACCCCAAGCCGTTCTGGCGCTGGACCTGGGCACCACGACTGGCTGGGCTCTGTGCCTGCCGGATCGCTCGGTGACCCACGGCTATGTCAGCTTCAAGCCCCAACGATTCGAGGGTGGCGGTATGCGCTACCTGCGCTTTCGTCGCTGGCTCGATGAACTCCTGGCTACGACGGCCCCGAGAGGCGCTGCATCCGGGCTGGATGCGGTTTATTTCGAGGAGGTGCGCCGTCACCTCGGAGTCGATGCCGCGCACGCCTACGGCGGCTTTCTGGCAACCCTGACCAGCTGGTGCGAGCACCAAAAGATCCCGTACCAGGGCGTTCCCGTGGGCACGATCAAGCGCCATGTGACCGGCAAGGGCAACGCTGGCAAGTCCGAGATGGTTTCTGCTGTGCGTGCCCGAGGCTACCTGGTGGCTGATGACAACGAGGCTGATGCCTTGGCTGTTTTGGACTGGGCATTGGCGCAAAGCGCCGGGCGCACTGCGGGAGGTACCCGCCATGGCTAAAAAACCGCTCACTCAACCCCTGGAGCACGGCAGCGTCGTTTGCTTGGCCGGCGGCCGAGTTGCCGAGTGGAACAGCCTCGCCGAAGAGGGTACGAGCTACCGCACGGAGCACTTTCGCTGCATCGACTCCCTGGGCATCTTGCTGCGCAACGGTTCGATCACGCCTCAAATGCACGATGCAGGGCAGGACTTCAACAGAACCTTTGTCTTTGCCCAGATGGACCCGGCAGGTGCTCCACCGCTCACCCGCATTCCCGGTGGCCAGTGGAAGGACAGCATGACCGAGCGGGTGGTCTGGGCGCGCAAGCGCATGCACGAGGCGCTCGATGCGGTAGGCGGAATCAGCAGCCCGGGTGGCTGCGCCGTTTGGCATGTGGCAGGTCTGGGTCGCAGTGTGAAAGAGTGGTCAGCCGTTGAGGGGTGGAACGGCCGAACGCTCAATCAGTACGAAGCCAAAGGCATCCTGGTCGGTGCGCTGGCGGTGCTTGCAGTTCACTACGGATATTCACGCTGAAAGTGCTTGACCGATATATATCGATGAGATACGATTCAGCTAATCACTCAAATCACGCCCGCCCAGTTCGTCTTGGTGGGCGTTTTGTTTTCTGCCCTTCAAACCCGCCCCATGCACCAGGTGCTGCGAGGCGGGTTTTTCATTTCAGGCCTTCATGAACCCCATCAAACTCGAATACCGCGCGGTCGATTCGTTGATCCCCTATGCGCGCAATGCCAAGCAGCATTCCGACGCTCAGGTGGCTCAGATCGCCGCCAGCATTCGTGAGTTTGGCTGGGGTGCTCCCATCCTGATCGATGGCGCGAACAACGTCATTGCCGGCCATGGTCGGTTGCTGGCTGCACGCAAACTCGGTCTTGCCGAGGTTCCCGTGGTGCCCATGGAGCACCTCACCGATACCCAGCGCCGCGCCCTGATCCTGGCCGACAACAAGATCGGTGAAAACGCCTCTTGGGAAGACGAACTGCTTGGCATCGAGTTGTCCGAGTTGAAAGACGCTGGCTTTGACCTTGGCCTTACTGGCTTTTCCACTGAGGAGTGGGAGGCTTTGATTGCCGGCGAAGAGCAGACCCAAGACGGCTTGACCGATGAAGATGCAGTACCTGAGGTCACCGAGACCCCGGTCTCCAAGCCAGGTGACATCTGGGTGCTCGGTGAGC